ACAGTGGATTGTTGACTTTGTAGAGAAGCCCAATCCCTTGCTGAACAACTGGCCTCCATGTCCCTATGCTCGTCTGGCCAGACTCAATCAGCAGATTGATACAAGACCCGGAATCTTCAATCCCATCGACGATCTCAAACAAGCGGACATGGGCAACTACGATGTTGTAGTGTATGTGTACGATCGAGCTCGATGGTCAGCCAACGAATTCAATGAACTGGTAGAAACTGCAAACATATCTTATCTAGCACAACGTGGTCTGATAGCCTTGGCAGATCACCCCGATGATGTAGAAACTGTTGCAGGTGTGGTCATGAATCAAGGTACCTATGCCATTGTGTTTGTGCAGGACTTGGCCAAACTCAATCACTTTGCCAAGATATTGGGCAAGAAAGATTTTTACAAGGGCTGGCCCGAAGAGTATCTTGCAGTATTGTTTAGTGGTCGCGAAGATCCCAGATCATGACATACGAATATGCCCGCATTGACCTTGCCAAGACTACATATCAGGCCACAGTGACCTGGCAGTATCTGCAGGATCCTGACATAGCAGAACTCAATGACATCTACAGAACATACTGTATCTACCGGCACTTTGGATCTGTGATGCCAATATTTGATAGTCAGTATCGTGATCCTGATACAGATGTCATTGGCTATTACGATGCAGAACGGCTAGTGGCGTTTAGTTTGATCAAACGCTATGATACCAAAAATGCACTATGCGCTCAGTTTGCGTGGACGTACAGTCGACCCCGGCTGAGATTGGGAATAGAAAGTTTAAAAACAGAATGTGCTATCTATAGAGCGCGAGGGTTCAAATACTTGTACTTGGATCAAGCACACTTGTACAAGCAAGGCCTGGAAGGCTTTGAACTGTTGGGACCATTACAATAAAGGACACACATGGCAGACATATATCATATTTGGGCAAACAAACAAGGTGACATCACGGACATGGACTGGGTCACCAACATGCGTGGCTTCCTGCAACAGCTGGTGGACGAGAACAAGATGCAATCGTTTAGAATCACAAGATGCAAACTGGGGTTTCGTAGCATATCAGCCATGCCAGAGTGGCACATCATGATGGAATTCGTTGACATGGCTCAGATGGATAATGCGTTTAAACGTGTTGCTCCACTTGAAGGCGAATTGGAAACCAAACACAAATCATTCAATCAATTTGTTGGTAGTGACATCGAGCATGCGCTTTTCAGGGATTTTCCCGATCAGTTATAAGATGTTCTGCGAACATCTGTTGTTTCGCTGTCGCTCACAACATCATTTCTTAATCAAGTCTTGCTAAAGAGCAGTTGTATGTATCTCATCTAGAACTATGAGCCACACTTAGCCCGCACAGGGCTAAGAAAATGGTTGACCTCATCTGAGTCTACTTCACCACACTAGCGTTAGAGCATTACAGAGGCGGTTGTCCGGTACCTCGAGCTCCGTCTTATACAACGGCAGTTTGTACACACACGCAGTCGTATGCACAAGCGCAGGGTTTTTCTCCCTTCCTTTTTGCTTTGTTTTATCTTTTCAAACAATCAAACCACAGCATTTTGTGATCTTCGTCCTGTTAGGGATAGTGATTGAGTGCTTCTTGCAGCGAGAAGACTTCCGTCCCTGAGACTCACGTCCAGGTTTAGGGCACCCGATGTAGACTGGTGCTGGTCGTTACTGCTGATTGTTGCCTGTTGAAGTTGATGGTACTACAGATTTAGATTTTGTTTTTTATGTGTGATCCGTGGACGCGGCACTGAATGTGACCGTTGTAGTAGTCATCTGATTCTAGTACACGCCTGCTGAACTGTTCGCGGGCTTCTATGTACGAGCATTCGGACTTTGATTTACAGTAGTATAATATTTCGCGTCGGAAATTGTGTGTGCCTTGCTGATTGATGTCTTCTGTGAGATTGGGAGAGCTGCCATAGTACTGTTGCCAGTCTGAGTTGATTTTGCTTTGAATTTTCTTACGTTTTTTAGTGCCATTCTTTAATTTTACTACCTTATACGTGGTCTTAGCAAACTTTGCGAGCTTCTTGCCCACGTACATCTTGCCGGTTATAATATTTGTAATCAAGTAGACAAACCCAACTGCATCTTCGGGTAGTTCTGTAATTTCGTGTCCGCTATAATACCAAGTCATATGCATAGTTATGACAACCACTACACAAGCATGAAATTATGCTATGTCAACATCTGTGTTATAACTTGTGAACCCACTTTCTTTAACGACCTTTAGAATATTTTCCACACGCCCAGCTAGTTCATCTCTGTGACTCACAAGCCAAATTGATTTATGCCGCTCACGGCTCATCTGTTTCAGCAAGGCCAGGGCTGACTCTACACCTTGTGTGTCAAGCCCGTTGTCGATCATCTCATCAATGAACAGCAGGTTTATGGGTTGGTACAGACTTTCAAACACATCACGGAATGCCCACGACATGGATAGAATAAGTCTGTTGCGTTCGCCTCGACTCAAGTTATCAAAGTCCAACTCACGTCCCAGTTCTTCGATGCTGACTGACAGATCGTTTTGAAATACCACAGTATGCGGTAACCCAATGCGATCCAGGTAGTGTGTTAGTCTGCTGTTCAGATAACTTAAATTTTGTTCAATGATCTTCTTGCGTATGAAACTGTCTTTGCTGGTCAGCAACTTGAGCAAGAACTCTTGATGCTCCTGTAATCTGGATAGCTCATTCATATGATCGTATGTGACTTCTTGTAAGGCTTGATTTTGCATGTCCACAATTTGTTCACCATACGGATCTGTTTCGGCAGATCTGGTAGCAAGCTCTTTGCGTAGAGCTTCCACGCTGTTGCGATGGTTAAGTGCGTCTTCGAGTGTGTCATAGAATACAACAGGTTGTGATCCAGTTTCTCCCAGATCTTCCAGTTCGTTTTCCAACTCTGTTATGCCGACACCCAGCAAATCAACTTCGGTACAGGCTTTATCTAATTCATCTTGTTTGGCAACAATAATCGCTTCGTGTTTATTGTCATGCAGATCTTGCCCGCAAGCATGGCACTTGTGTTCTAGCAAGGCAGCTACTTCTGCTGCCAACTTATCAGCTGCTTTGCGTTCACGATCCTGATCAAGTCGAGCTCTTGTTAACGATTTTTGTACGTCAGCACGTTCTTTAACTAGGTTGTTGTATTCTGTAAGAGCTTTGTGAGCAGACAATTCTGCTTCGATGTCAATGTGTTCCAAACTTGCAATAGCCGATTCAAGTTTAGCAACATCCTCTGTTTGTTTTGAAATCCACATTCGTTGTCGTTTGCGTAAGCTTTCAATCTGTTCTTCAATACGCTTGTTGGCCTCTTGTACAGCACGAATGCGGAATTCTTCTTGTGTGACTGAATCTTTTGTTGAACGATTGAGCTCTTTAATTTTCTCTGCACGTTCACTCAACATGGTAATGCCCAGCAACTGTTCGATAATGGTACGTTGGTCATTGGCTTTCAGGCTCAAGAACGGTTCGGTGTAGGTATTCAAGGCCAAGATATGTCGGAACATGTCGTGACTTAGACCTAGTGTACGTTCAATGGTGCCTTGTGTTTCTCTCGAATCGCCCTGTGCATCATCAACGATTTCTTGTTCGTGATCGTTGACATAAAATTTAAGCACATTGGGTTTGCGACCACGCTCAATTCGATAGTCTTGTCCAGCTACAGCAAAATCTAAACTGACCATCATGTTTTTGCCGTTGGTCTTGTTTACCAAATTATCTTTTCGGATATTGCTCAGTGCTGTGCCGTACAAGGCATAGCTGAGTGCATTGATGATTGTGGTTTTGCCTGTGCCGTTTCTTGAACCATCGCCGCCAAGGTCCAAGTTTTCGCCCAGCACTAGAGTTAGATCATGTCGATCAAAGTCAATGCCTTGTGTGGCATTGCCCACGCTCATAAAATTTCGTACTGAGAGATTTTTAATTGCAATTGTCATAGATTTGGAGCCGCGTGATTAATATAGTATAACATATCTTTTGTAGATGTAAAGTAATCTGGTTGATGGAACGGCATCTCTCGTTGGAACAACCTTTCAAGCGTGCCGTTAATGTAGCTTTCTTGAAATAAGGTAAGCCGAGGTACTGAAATATTTTCACCAGCAAGCACAGTCTGAACAATCTGATCACACATACTTTTGTGATTAATGTAAGGTATAAAATTTAAAAATCTCTTATGCTCTTGATAAAAATCTTGAGAGAAGTTAAATTTCTCACCTACAAAAACTTCCAGCTGACGAATTATATTTTCTAATTTGTCAATCTTGTAAAAACTGTCAAAATCAACATAGAACACTTGTGATTCGGCAAGATAAGTCATTTGCTGCTGTTTAATCCAATAGCCATTGCGATCTGGATCTCTAAAACCAAACTTGAAAAATTCTCTCAGTATGTATCGTTGTATTGACGGAGATTCAGTGTCTAAAAAAGGGTAAGATCGATAAATCAAATTTAATGTGTCTTTATAAAATTCGTTATTGAGTTTGCTTCTTGTATCAATTTCAAGATTATCATTGCTGATGTTCATATCACCTGCACGTAATAAACTCACTGACATTAGTAACAATAGATCATCTTGCGAAAAACGCACAGAAATAATTTTTTTAAATGTGTTTAATTCTTGTTGATGAATCTCAAACCAATGTTGCGCCCAAAAAACACGTTGCTGAAGATATTTTTTTGATTTGTTATGGCTAGTGCCAGTTGCAGTAAGTGTGTTTTCGTTAGAAACAAAACCAAAATATTTGTTTAAAATAGTTTCTAAAAAATTTCCGTGACTACCGGCTACAAAATCAATAGGTATGATCATAATATTATTTTGCGAGAAAATTCTATCAAGAGATTTTTCTCTTCGGCATGGTATACAAATTCCTGTACTACATACATGTCTAATTTAATTTGGGCCATGTCATAAAATCTATCCGTAAGTCTTGTACCATCAATGAAAGTCAGATCCAGATTGATAACGATTGTGCTGGGCAAATACTGTTTGCTGACTTCGTTCATGATTGACGAAATCTCTTCTATGCTACGATATTTTAAAATTGGTGCAAAATCAAACAACACCGCACAGTTTTCAACATCAACTTTGGGCCAGACCAGTTTGTCATACTGACGATTGTCAATAAACCTGTAAAACTGTTGCTTAGGAATTTGAAAGTCCAACACATTAGACATAGTTTCCAATGCCAGTATTGTCTTAGATGGATAAGACATCTGATAGTTATGGCCCTGGCAATCAACTGCTATGACAGTTTGTTCTTTTAACTTGTTGATATCAACTGTGCTGCACCTTTGATATAACTGCTTACGAAATTCGTCGCGATTCTGATCAGTGATTTGAGTTTGTTTTTTGTTTTCCATAAATCCATGTCAACGGCTGTACAAAATTAAAATAACGACCTAGATCGCAGTCAAAGTTACCAGAATTTGTTTTTTCGTATCCCAGCTTGTTGATTACATCTTCTAGCATGTTGATTAAGTCAGATCCATGCGATCTTGTGTTAACAAAATTTCTAGTAGTGTTGTTGCCTTTAACACAGTATCTGTTTATACCAATATAAAAAGTGTTGATTGGGTTAACTAGATACTGTCTGCACTGCTCAACAAGTTGGCTGGTCCACTGAGGTTGATTCAGTATTAATATTAGCTCAGTAGAAGATTGATCACAGTTTAGTTTTGCAGCAAATTCTGTGTCGGTTCCTATGTAGCGAACCGGCCGATCTTTGAACAAGTTCAGGATCACTTGATCTTGCTCACAAAGCTCAGAACCTAATTGAGTTAATCTCCAACTCATAAGTTCTGATAAATTTTCAACAACAGCTTGGTGTCGTAGAATTCGCTTTCAATAGCAGTGATCTGATCTGTTACAATCTGGTCTACGCTTTCAAACTTGATCTCGCCTGGAGACATGTCGGTGTCTACTGTGGATGACTTGTTGGGTATCAGGGCCATTTCTCTTAATTGGTAGTCTTTGACAAATGTTTCCTTGATGAAGTTGGCTTCTTCGTAACTAATTTCAATGTCCAACTGAACACGCACATGCATGCCGGGACTCAAGAGATTTTTGGCATTGTCAATCACCTGACTCAAGCCATATACTCTGTAGCGAGGTTGATCTGGCCATGCCAGATATTCAGGTTCTGTACCCCAGTCTAGCATCATCATGCCACGAGCATCGTCGCCGGCATCGGCAAAGTTGTGCGGAAAGCAGTTGCCGATATAGTTCACATTGCGTTTGTTTTGTCTTAGGTGAAA